CCTTTTGCTTTATCACGTCTTGGTAACAATGTGGATGCCGGCTATTGACAAAGCAGGGCAGGGTGTGGTAGAGGGCTGTGGGGTTCGTGGCTGTTTGGGTGTTTGGGTTGTGGAGAATTTGTGGTAATGTGGTTTTGGTACAGCACACAACAAAGGAATAGTTCACATGATGTCTTGCACGATACACACGAATTGTGTTACGGGAGATATGCGTGACTATCCAACAAAGGGGTATGACATGGCTACTGATAAGTATTTCACTTCCGTTCCTTACAAAGCTGAGATTCTGGTTGTTGCTGAATCTCACAAGGTGATTGAGATGCAGAACAACGGTTACCCGAAAACTGTTGCTGAGGTTGACGGCGGTGTTCTGTTGAAGCTCACTGTAACAGCGGATTCGTTGGAAGAGCTGACAGCTAAGGTTGCTGCTGTTATGGGTGCAGCGCTATGAACGAGTTTTTCACGTTTGCGGGCGTCCTGGTGTGGTTGGGTTTGTTTGCGGTGTGGTGTGTTGCGGTTTGGTTGGACTCATGAGCCGCGCATTACCTATTGAGGGCGATACTACAGTGAATGAGCTTATTGCTGTGTTGTTGGAGTTTCCACCTAGCACAGTGGTTCGTATCAGGACTGAACACCCTAATGCGCAAGGGGAGTTGCTTGCTGTGGTTGATGGTGAGGAAACTATCTTGATGGATACGTGGGCTACGTGGACTCCATGATTGGGCGTTGGCTTGCTCGCGTGTCGTTGTCGTGGCGGTTGTTGGAGTGGAGTGTGATGGATGATGAAGTCTAAACATGGGTTAGCGGAAACCACGAATTGCCTGGTTGGTACTAATCGCGTTGCTTACCACTGTATTTGCGGTGAGTTTTGGGATTGGAACAAGGCTGCTTTTGAGTATCACGTAGAAACAGGCCTATCCCCTGATGAGGATACATGGGGGCTTCAAGACTTGATTGAGTGGCGGTCAGGTGCAACTGTCGAACGGCCAATTTCTGAGTTTTCGATTCAGGATTTGTTTGGGAACACTAATGGTGTTTACGTGAGTATTCCTGTTGTGTTCTTTTGCAAGGAGTGTGGTTGCTTGGTTCAGGATAGGCAGCTACACACTAACTGGCATAACAAGCTGGTGCGTTAGCGTGTGGCGGATTATGTATCTTGATACGCGGTATGGTCCTGATGGTGAGTTTGTTGTTTTGGATGAGATCAAGTATTGGTCTCAGTTGCAGCGCACGTTGGCGCTGTTGGAGTATGTGCCTTATGCCAAAGATATTGATTGGGAGAGAATCTAATGCGTGTTGTCCTTGATCGTACGATGAAACAAATTATTGCGTCGGCCAAGAGTGTTGGTGCGCAAGAAGCGTTGGAGGGTATCGAACCGGTGTTCACGATCCTCAACGCTAAGAGCGCGAAGATTCGTAAGCTGACTGCTGAGGTGGCCAAGCTGAACAAGGTGCTGCAGTATCAGCGCACACACATCGGGACGTTGAAGCGCGAGCTTGCGCAAGTTCGGCAGAACATCGTGAATGGTGTGTACACCACCCCTGCCAGTGGCTACCACGTCGTTGCATCATGCTCCAAGGCTGGTAACTACAAGGCTCCTGCTACGTCTGACTTGTCGTTGTCTGATGCGTCGGTGGCTCTCACGAGTCTTGTCCGTTCGGGCTGCGACGATTGCGTGTTCACCATTGAAGTCTTCTAAGCGTCCTGTGAGGGATGTGGAGGTGGAGCGGTTAGCGCGTGAAGCGCTGACACTCCATTTTAAAATGTCAGGGGCGCTAACGTCCGATGCTGTTGACACGGCAATGGGCTTGTATTCCAAGGCTTTCGGACCTGGTGCAGCGCTCGCGTTCATCAACAGGGTAAACCGCGAACTATCCGAAGATGCTTGGAGCAAAGTTTCTAGCGTCTAGTAACACCGAAACCGCCGTAACCACTTGGTTACGGCGGTTTCGTGTTTGTGACGTGTTGGTGTGTCGGATTTGCACTGGTTGGAAAGTGTGTGTAATGTAGTTCTTGTGTTCAGCACGGAACACCAACACCTAGGAGATACAGCACATGTCTGAAACCACCGTTTCCACCGCCGTTGCAACTACCGCCGACACCGAAGTTGTACCGGGTCGCCGCGTTCGCCCGTTGTCCACCATCCCGGCGAACAGCTTTGAAGAGCGCGTTGCCGTCCTGAACATTCTTGGTGCGTCGGAGCCGATCAAGGAAAACCTGAACAAGGTGATCCACGTCACCAACCTGATCGTTCAGCCCGTCGAAATGGTCGATCAGGAGACAGGCCAGTTCGGCGAGGTTCCCCGCGTCACCATTGTGGACAAGGACGGTAAGAGCTACCACGGCACCTCATCCCCACTTCACCGCGCACTGACAGACATTCTGTTCATCATGGGTGATCCCTCCACTTGGGGAACTCCTGTTCCTGTCAAGATCACGATGGGTGGCTCGGGAACTCGCCAGTACTTCGATGTCAAGGTTCAGCCACTCAACAGCAAGTAGTCCGTCCACGTACTGTTAATGTAGAAGTGCCCCACCGGTTGGTGGGGCACTTTTATTATGCCTGGGGGCAAATTTGTCTAATCGGTCTAGTGGTGGTAATGAGCGCGCGGAACTACTCGCGCAAGTCAAAGCGAAACATCGTGCAGCGGGCAGCAAGGTATCCCGACTCAAGAACTCCGGTGGAGTGAATATCGCCGGAACACAACACGATGTCAGGCGCGACATCAAAAAGGTTGAGCGCTACAACACTCCCCAACTCAAAGCGTATCTATCCAAGCTGGAGGGCTTCACCAGTCGTTCCACACGCTTCATTGGAGACAAGCACGGCAGGGTCATGGACCCTGACAAGTGGGCACGCTACAAAGAGCTGGAACGGGCTGTCAAAGCCAAGGAAGAACGCGAATATTCCAGGATCAAGGATGTTCGGTTGCCGCAACCAGGAACATCCAAAAAGAGTAAAAAGTCATACACGATTGATGACCGAAACCGAAGCATCCTGCCAACAAGACGTGGCGGTAAGAACAGGACAACGAATAGCCCGTTCAACAGTCCTGTCAGGAAACCTCATCAGATAGCTTCCGAACGTTCGCTAGACGTACTCATGGAGGGTTTGCTAAAGCGGTTGGCCGGTGGATACAAATCAACAGAGATCGCAACACAGCGCCGAATCTTCGATGACATGCTCGCAACCATCGGAAACGACAAACTACGTGACGACGTATCCGAGTTGTCAGACCGTGAGTTTGACATCATGTGGAACCACACATCGATGCCTGATGATATAGTGGATATTTACGTGCTCATGCGTCATGATGACGATGACACCGAAGAGCAACATAACCAAAAACTCATGAGTATCGATCAAGAAAAGATCAAACACAGTGGCGAACGAATCGGAGCATGGATTGGTTGGGCAAAGTCGCTTAAACTTAATGGCTGATTTCGAAACAAACACGCAAGAGGAATCATGTTGGGTTTGGGGTTGGGGACTATGCAACATCGAAACAGCCGAAACACTGTGGGATGTCGAAATCGGCGGGAGCATCGAATCTTTCCTTGACAGGATCAGCCAACATGATGCCACTGTGTACTTCCATAACCTGGGTTTCGACGGCACGTTCATTCTTGACTGGCTACTCAAAAACGGTTACAGCTACGATCCCGATCAGTTTGGGCGTAAAGGCAAATTCAAGACGCTAATCTCCAACATGGGTACGTTCTACTCCATCACCATTCGCTGGTTCAACGGCAAACGTACCGAGTTCAGGGACAGCTACAAGAAACTCCCAATGTCCGTTGCCGCCATTGCCGAAGCGTACGGAATGGATATAGCCAAGGGCGATCTAGCGTATGAAGTCCACCGGCCCAGGGGACACAAACCAACACAGGATGAGCGCTACTACATCGGTACCGACGTGCTGATTGTCTCCAAGGCCCTGAGGGTACAACTTGCTGAGGGAGCCACACGCCTTACGGTGGGGAGTGATGCGTTGCATGAGTATAAGAGCATCATCAAGACCAAAGCGTTCAGCACCAAGTTCCCTGTCCTGGCGGATTCGACGGACAGGGAGATACGTGGTGCGTATCGCGGTGGCTTCACGTATGTTGCTGAACGGTTCAAGGGGAAACGGTTGGGGTGTGGCAAAACGTATGATGTGAACAGCCTCTATCCCTCAGTGATGTATGACAGGTTGCTCCCGTATGGGGAACCAATCTATGTTGAGGGTGCGCCGGAGCCGAACGATTTGTATCCGTTGTATATAGCGAACATCACGTTTACCGCGACGTTGAAGCCCGACCATATCCCTGTGATTCAGGTCAAGGGCTCACATCGGTTTACGGCAACCGAGTACCAGACAAAAATCTTGGACCCCATCACAATGATGGTGTCCAGTGTTGACCTGGAATTGTGGGAGGAACATTACGATTTGGAGATTCACGCTTTCGACGGTGCGTGGATGTTCAAAGCCGAAACCGGTGTCTTTAGCGAATACATCGATAAGTGGATGGAGGTCAAGCGAACAAGCACAGGAGGTAAGCGCGCACTAGCCAAACTATTTTTGAATGCACTGTATGGTAAATTCGCTACAAACCCAGACATCACAGGCAAATACCCAATACTAGAGGATGATCGTGTCAAACTCGTTACCGGTCCTGAGGATACTCGCGACCCTATTTATACCGCTATGGGTGTTTTCATTACAGCCTATGCTCGCGCTATCACCATTCGGGCAGCACAAGCAAACTATGACACATTCGCATATTGCGACACCGATTCTCTACACCTACTGGTAACCGAACATCCAGACAACCTTGACATCCACAAAGACAAGCTAGGCGCATGGAAGCATGAATACGACTTCACCGAAGCATTGTTTGTAAGAGCCAAAACCTACATAGAAAAGAAAGCATGGCGGGGTGTGCCGTTCATAGTTCAGCATGAGACACACATTGCCGGTTTGCCTGTCAAGGTAGCCAAACAGCTAACGATGGAAACTCTTGTTCCTGGTGCGAACTTCAAGGGAAAGCTAGTCCCGAAGCGCGTACCGGGAGGAATCGTTTTACATGATGTTGGTTTCACAGTTCCGGTGTGGTAAGTTTTATCTATCGCCGCAACAACGCGGCCCAAATTATATGAAAGTGGTACAGCACATGGCTCCCAAGACCAAGAACTCTAACTTCACCGCCGTTATCCGTGATGAGGAATACGTCGAAGCACTGACCGACTACCAGTGGTCGAACCGCCTCACGCGCCCTGAGCTGGTACGTGCCGCCATCGATTTCTTCGCCGAAGCCAAGGGCATCAAGGTGCCGTCCGCCGATGAGGCCGAGATCGCCGTAACCGATGAAGCCGAAGCCGCCGAGCAGGCCGAAGCCGCCGAAACCGTCAAGACGGAAGCCACCACCCGCCGTCGCTAGGATTCGTGCCTGTCAGACTCGCTAACATCATAATCTCCCGTTACGTGCTAGCCTTAAATGGTGTTTCGGGATTGAGCAAATTAGGGATAGCTCCCTGGTGATGTTGCACTTGATAGGCCGGATAAAGAAAGAAACCGAGGCCCCCAACACAAGATGTTGGGGGCCTCACTTTTACCTAAACAGGAGAATAACGTGGAATTTGAAGACTTGCTTGACGCTCTTATCAACCCCGGCGAAGATGGTGCGCCGGAGGGAATTTTCGATCAGTTGCGTGAAGCGCACACCGGCGCACTTGCTGGTAAGGATGAGGAAATCTCATCCGCAACCGAGGGACTTGCGGCATTGCAAGCACAGTTCGATGCGCTTTCCCGCGAACTGGTTGAAGTAAAGGCTACAAAGTTTGATAGCCTCATGGCAGCGGGAACCCCGAAAGATGGTGATGACGATTTGAATGCTGAAACATTCAACGATGTTGACACCGAGGGCGAACTCGAAGACGCCGATTTTTTCGCAAAGGAAGATGACAAGAAATGATCAAAAACACCGGCCCACTGATTCAACGGCCCAACGCCGAAATCCTCGACGGTTTGCGCGGCTCCATGTCGGCAGCTTATCGATCCCGAATTCCGAAGTCCGATCAGGGTGACGCGTCGGCAACCATTCGCGCCCTCCAGAAGTACAAGCCACACATGAACGAATTCATCGACGCATTGGTGAACCGGATTGGGCTGGAAATCTACCGGCGCAATTCCTGGACCAACCCGCTTGCTGTGTTCAAGCGCGGCCTGATGGAATTCGGCGACACCGTTGAGGAAGTCCAGGTTGGTCTACTCAAGGCCCACCACTACAACGAGGATCGCGAAACCTCGATGGCGGACCTGTACGAAACCGAGTTGCCGGAAATCCAGTCCAGCTTCCACCGCATCAACCGCAAGGTGTACTACAAGGTCACCATCACCAAGGTGATGCTGAACCGTGCGTTCCTGACCTCCAACGGCATCAGCGACATGATTCAACAGCTCATGGAAGCTCCCACCACGTCTGACAACGTGGATGAGTTCCTGCACATGACGCAACTGTTCCAGGAGTACGACGCGAACGGCGGTTTCTACCGCGTAAACATCCCCGACGTTGCAGCGCACACGTCCACCGAAGCTGATGCCAAGGCAGCGTTGCGAGCCATTCGCTCCACCGCTGGCAACCTGAAGTTCATCAACCCGAAGTACAACGCGGCCAACATGGAAACCGCTGCCGAAATCGAAAAGCTTGTGCTTTTCGTTTCGCCCGAATTCCGTGCCGGTGTCGATGTGAACGCCCTTGCTGCCATGTTCAACAAGGAATACGGGCAGACCATTGAACGAATCATCGACATCCCCGCTGACCGTTTGGGGGACAACACCATTCAGGCAATCCTCACCACGGAAGATTTCTTTGTGGTGCTCGATACCCTGTTTGAAACGGCAGAGCTCCAGGACCCCTCCAAGCTGTCCTGGAACTACTTCATGCACCACCACTCCATCATCAGCGCGTCACGGTTCGTTCCCGCTGTTGCGTTCACCACCGGACCAGGAACGGATGACATCGTGGATGACTACGCTGTGACAGGTATCTCTGACATCAAGGTCGAAAATTCGGCCGGCACTTTGGTTGCTGCTGAGGGCACCGAGGTAGAGCGAGGAACTGCGTACCAGCTTGAAGCACACGGCACGACTGCTACGGCAGGTGAGGAAGCCGCCGTTCGGTGGTCCGTTGAGGGTGCATCGACGTTCCAGACGTACATCAGCGCTGACGGTGTGTTGCACGTTTCCGGCATCGAACAGGGCTTCCCGTACGACGCTGATGGGGCCGGAGCTGGTGAAGCTGTCGATGTCATCGACGTTCGCGCCACGACTGTTTGGGTGAACCCTGAGGATCCCAACGCGGAACCGTTCACCAAGACAGCGCGACTCACTGTGACAGGTGACTCGTTGGAGCTGTGGCCGGTCCCTGAGGAAGCTACCGCGTAAGCGTGATACGCTGACCTTGTTGCATGTGCTGTAACTAATGGAGTCCCCCACACCAACCCGCCGGTGTGGGGGACTTCTCAATTTGAGAGGAAGCAATGACAAATCCCGAAGTAGTTGAATGGTTCAACACCGCGCCCGGTGTTGGCATGAATCCTGACAAAGCACACGATTACCAGTGTGTTGATGCAATCGATCAGTTCGCCCAAGACCTTACCGGCGTCCACTGGACTGAGTGCGTCGGTGGTGTGAACGGTGCCAATGAGCTGTTGGATCGCGTGCCCGACAAGTATTGGATCAGGATCGACAACGATGAGTCGAACCCCAACCAACTCCCGGTGTTTGGTGATTGGGTTGTCTACGGCGGCGACGATGTGAACAAGTACGGACATGTTGCCGGTGTCCTGGCGGCAACCAAGTTCGGACCGAAAGTGCTTCAACAGGACGGTTCGCGGAAGTATCTACCGATGCATGTTGCGTACCTGAAATGGAACCAAAAGGGAACAGGCAACATCCTTGGGTGGTTGCGGTTGCGTGACTCGGTTATTCGCGACACCGGAGCCGCTGCCCGAATTTAGGTGTTAATCTCATTACATGAGAATTCACCCATTAGCCCTAGTGCCGTTGCTTTGCGCAATGGCACTAGGGTTTCTTATTTTGCTGGTAACGTTTATCGTGATTGTTGTTGCCGCTACCTCGACCGTTTTGGAGATTATCAGTTATGGTAAATGAAATTTACGATTTGCCAACACCAAAAGATTTTGGGTTGGAATTTAATTATGCGTCCTGGCCTCACAACAGTGAGGTGACGCTGTGTAATGTGAACTGGAACAACGATTACCGCGACGTTGTGCGATTCGCGAATCAGGATGCACTCAACACATACTTGGAGGAAAACAGCGGACCCTCCATCACCATGAACGACCTCACCAACGTGAGGTGGGGCGAACCGATCGATCTTGATATTCCGTTGAGTATTGCTCAAGAGTTTAATTACATCAAGGTCACCAATCCTGCTTTCCCGATAACTGGTGACAAAGCAAAGTCATACTACTACTTCATCCAACACGTACAATTCATTGCCGGTAACAACACCCGGCTTTACGTGCAGCTCGACGCATGGCAAACATTCGCCTACACCACCGTGTTTGGTAATTGCTATGTCGAAAAGGGACATGTTGGAATCGCAAACCAAAATTCTTTCGACAATTTCGGGCGCGACTATCTCACGGTCCCTGAGGGTATGGACATTGGTAGCGAATACCAAATCATGGACATTCTCAGCAGGAGTATCGCGACGGCAGGTTTCTACCCAAGCGACGATTACAAGAGCTACGACATCATGATTGTTAGCACCGTTACGCTTGCGGGTGTGTTTCTTGGTGGTGATGATGAAGACAGTAAGCCGGTTGTCAATTCCGCTAAAGGCTCGATCCTGGAAAACATTGCATCAGGGGCCGAAATTTATTTCATGGATACCGGCAATTTTGATCGCCTGATGAAAGTCATGAGCACTCGACCCTGGATCAGCCAAGGCATCATCAGCATTACCGCCGTTCCCGAACTCAGTATCTACCAAGTGCCAACTGAGGATGTGATGATCTACGGTGGTGATGATGGAATCGTGAATGCGCGCAAACCGCTCGACACCGCTGGTGGCATACACCCTAACGTCAAGGTCAAGCACACGCTACAAGGGAGCTGGCGGGATAATGTGTTGGCACGCATACCAGCCCGTTACCGTGGCCTCAAAAAGCTGTTGACAGCTCCCTACATGATGTTGGAGCTGACCTCCCAAACAGGCACACCGTTGGCCCTGAAACCCGAATCCTGGAACGACGCTGATGCCAAGGTTGTCGAGGTTCCCAGCTACTCACCATCCGGCGCGCGCCTGATGTTCTACCCGTACCGGTACAACGCGTCACCAACCGGCCTGGCACCTATCGAGTTTTCCAATGGTGTGTATCAGGACGGTGGAGAGGGTCTGGACATGGCAACGGGAATTTTCAATTTCCCGCAACTTCCGTTGGTCAACAACGGTTACCTGTCCTACATGGCATCAAACAAAAACTCCATTGCTTTCCAGCACGCAAGCGCTGATTGGTCCCAGCAAAAAGCAATCATGGGAGCCGATCAAGCTGTCAGCAACACAGCCCAAAGTGTCCAGACATCGGGGGAACTCAACCGCATCGGGAACGACACCGCCCAAGCATCAACAGCTCTCGGTAACGACACCCTTATCAAACACACGATTGTTGGTGGTGTCGCAGGAGTCATCAGGGGGACAGCAAGCAATGGTGTCGGTGGCTTTGTGTCTGGTGTTGGTGGTGCTCTTGAATCAGGCATCAACGCGGCAATCAACATCAATGCGAACAACAACCAAACAGGGTTGAACGTTTCCGGTAGTCGCTTGGCAAACAACGCAAGCAACGAATTGGCAACCAACATAGCGGACAGCAACCGCGCATTGGCCGGACGTGTCGCCAGTGGTGACTACGCCCAAGCAATCGCGGGAATTAATGCACGTGTCCAGGACGCGAAAATGATTCAGCCAACCACTAGTGGGCAAATCGGTGGTGACTCATTCTTGTTGTCTAACTACAAGTGGGGGTATGACCTGAAAATTAAGATGCTTGGTGGTTCGGCCCTGCGTAGTGTTGGTGAATATTTCCTGCGATATGGTTACAGTGTGAACCGTTTTATGCGACTCCCTGGCAACCTTATGTGTATGTCCAAATTCACGTATTGGAAGCTTTCCGAAACCTACATCATTGCGTCGAAGTGTCCTGAGGAGTACCGGCAGACACTTCGAGGAATCATGGAAAAGGGTGTTACAGTTTGGGCAGACCCAAACGACATTGGACAAATTGACATAGCAGATAATCAACCACTGGCAGGGATAGCATATTGAGTAAGAAACGGACAAGACAACGTAAAGCACCGCGCGCTGTTGTCGATATAGCGTGGAACAATTATTACCGTGATCGTGGGGTGATGTTCCAGAACAGTCCCACCAACATGCAGCAAACACGAACAGAACAATTGTATGTTCGCGTGCTGTCTGAGATGTGCATGAACAGGTTCACCTGGCACAACCTCCCGAACTCCACACAGGCCCGCTACATGGAAAAAGTGTTGTACTCCAACGCGCTTGTTGTTTTCTTCAAACACAAGGCAACCGATGTTCACTTGGCTTTGCGTGGAACTGGTAACGGAATGTGGAACATCTATGATGATCCAACGTCATTCGTTGTCAGCGGTAACGGCATCATCAACGAAACCATTCTGGCGAAAGATTGTGTTCCTATTTGGGGTAACTACATGCGTATGCCTGATGTTGACATCGTTTTGCTGTACGCAATGAAGTTGGCCGACATCGATAGGACGATGGAGATTGTTTCTGCCAACATGCGGACATCACGTCTTGTGACCTCGACCCAGGACCAAATCCTCACGTACCAAAATATCAATCAGCAGATTGATGAGGGTGTCAAAACCATTTTCATTAAAGACAGTGTGGACATGGAAAACATCAAGGTTCACGATATGGGGACAGACCCGCGCTACCTCCCAGCCCTTGCAACCCGTAAAAAGGAATTGTGGAACGAGTGCCTAACACTCTTGGGTGTGAACAACAACGCTGGTGAAGACAAGAAAGAACGGTTGGTTGCTGATGAGGTGGAAGCAAACAACGATCAAGTCATGGTTCACCGGGCAACGTCGCTGACAGCTCGACAGGAAGCGTGTGACCAAATTAACCGTAAATTCAGGTATCCCGATGGCAGCAAACTCGACATCAGTGTTTCTTACGTAACCGATCTTGCTGTTCCGACAATGCCTAGCAACCTGTTAGTAGGTGTTTCGTAATGGGATCATTCACACTGACCTTGGAGGAAGTTATCGAGATGGAGGGTGAAGACAGTATTGGGTTGTCTGATTACCCGATCTTTGATGAATCGCACCGTCCAGTGTTGAATAAAAAGATCATCGATCACTTCTACAACCAGGAAATCGGGCAGGAAACCATTTCCATGTTCCGTCTTGCTATGAAACGCAAGATGAACGAAATTATGCCAGCGTTCAATCAGCAATACGAATTGTCGGCAATCAAGCTGGAAGCGTTGTTGACGGTCAACGTTGAATCCACTGGAAACAACACCGGCAATACCACATCAACCAATAACGGCAATTCCACATCCACCACTGAGGGAAATACCACATCCACCAGTGACGCTAAATCTAGGGCTGTTGCATCACAGTTCCCGCAAAACTCACTAAAGGCAGATAGTGAATATGCGACATCGGCACAAGATAACATCAGTGATTCAAAAGCTGTTGGTGACAGCACGGAAACACAATCTGTTGAAAACACCGACACACAAGCCGTAGAACAAGCCGGAACATCAATCAACAAGACAACCGGTTATCAGGGACACCAACCCGAATTGATTTTTGCGGCTCGACAGACCATTGTTAATATCGACCTGGAAATCATCTACGCACTCGACACCTTGTTTATGGGTGTTTGGTCCACATCAGCAGAATACTCAAGAGCAAGGAACCATTATGACTATCCCCTTGGTTGGTAGCCCGACGGCTGTTATCCCGTTCCCGTACGTGATGCAGCCGCTTACGCAAATCACACCATTCTCCTACCGCGACGGCATGACGTATGCGAAACTACAGGAGAATTTGCGGTTGTACATCGATGAATTCGTGATCCCTGAATTTAACGACAAAATGGAATCGACCTGGAACGATTTTGTTGGTGGACTTGCGAACTCCGAAGCTACCGTGACAGGTATCAAGGATGAGTGGCGCACCCTGTTCGATGCGTTCATGGCGAACGTTCTTGCTGAACTCACGGCCCTGAACGATCAAGCCGCTACCAACCTCGTGAACAACCCTGCAAGCCTGTTCGGTGCTGCCATCAGGAAGCTCTACGGCTGGGAATTCAACGTCAAGCATTACGGTGCTGTTGGTGATGGTGTGACCAGCGACGTTGCAGCAATCCGCAACACGCTGGTTGCCGCCGGAGCCGCTGCCATCCTGAACCAGGGCCAACCAACGGTTATCTTTCCCCCTGGCGATTACTGGTTGCCGGTAGGGGAAACCTTGACTTGGGTGTTCCCTGGCGACGGGCAATTCAGCAAGCGTTTCTTCGACGTTCCCGCGAATGTTCGTTTGCGCGGTGAGGGTGGTCGTATTTCGTATAAGTGCTCTTACGATGATCGGGCAGTGATTTTCTTTACCACCGGATCGAACACCGTTTACGAACGTCTGAAATTCCGCGACAAGTACGACATGGCCGGTGGCTCGCGTCCGACCAGTTTGCCTATTGCCGGTGGTGACGCTTTCGATGCCACGATTGAGGGTACCATCAGGAACATTACCGTCGATGCGTGTGAGTTTGAGCGTCCCTGGTATCCCACCAAGTTCAGCATGACCAAGGCCAACGGTACCGGCGAATTCCGGGATATCACTATCCGCGATTCCAAATCCTGGGGTGAAAAACTTTCGACCTCATCCGGTGGTTTCAATTTCACCTCCAAGGGTCCTGGACGTATTCGCGACATCATGGCGCACAACAACAAGGTTTACGATGTCACGGTTTCCGCTGCCATTGGTCTTTACGGTGTGTGGGATTTCATCACCAACAACAACTACTTGGAGGGCTCCAACATCAACGGTGGTGGTGTCCAAACCGAGAATGGTGCAAAGAACGGTGTCATTACCGGAAACCAACTTATCAACCACTACAACAGTGTGTGGGGCGACGATTCCAATCACATGACGGTTGTTGGTAACAACATGCGGAATGACACTGCTGACGATAACTTCAAGGCTGTTCGCTTCACGTACCAAGGATTCGATAACGACATTTCCCACAAATCAGGGGACCACATTGTCAGCGCGAACAATGCCATCAACGCGTACTTTGCTTCCGAATCATTCAGCAACCCGCAACCCGGTGGCACACCGACAATGGGTGACATGATTTTCAATGCAAACCTGATGGAGCTGGACGGTGCTGTCATCAAGTACGGTATCCGTACCGGACTTGCGGAGGGTCTGATTATTGCAACCAACCTTGTCAAGGGAGCCGCAACAACCAACATTCGGTTGTCGCCCTCCATTGGTCAGGAAATCATCGTGAACGCAAACCTCACGAAAAAGGTTGCTGCCGAAGCGTCGGTTGGTTTCGACATCATCAACCTGAATGCCTCACACCCATTGGTTTCAAACAACCGATTCGTTAACCTCATTCAGCCCGGCTTGACTTATGTGTCGGCGCGAATTGGTGACATGAAAATCAGCTCCGGTGTTGGTGTTCCCAACATCTCCGGTAACCCTGGTGACCTGTACACAGACCGAAACGCGAACCTCAGCACCAATGTGTTGTACGTGAAATCCGGTAGCGGCCAACTCGGTTGGTCTGCGAAATAGCTCCATAGGCAAAGCGCGGTACACTCTAAACAGTGTGCCGCGCTTTACTATTTAAGGACCAAAGTTGACTTATGACGATCACGCCAAACTACTAGGCGTCAAAACAATTGGGACAGTAGAATCCAATTTGCAATGGGACTCCATAAATTACAGCGACCCCATTACCGTTGGGTTTGTGCAATGGTTCGGCACACGTGCCGCCGCCATTCTTGTTCGCATGAAGCAGACAAACAGTTGGAGTGGTGTTCGACCCTCCATCGACAACGACCTCAACAACGTCCCAGCAAGTAACGCGTCATTCTGGGAATCCCGCTACCTGACCGCCGAAGAGGGTGCGTCACTGGCTCCTGTTCTGACCGCGTGCGCGAACATCCAGTCAGACCAATTGATTCAGGACATGGAAGTCTACAAAGGTGTTGCGGTCAGCTACGGCATGGACCCTGACACCGACACCCAAGCCATGTTGTTTTTCTTTGTGGTTTACCATCAGGGGCCGGTCTACGCGCTCCAAGTGCTCGACACCACCGGACCACACCCCACCCTCACACAAATACGTGACGCAACCCTTGCACACCCTGTCTTGGGTGGATACGCAACCCGCTACAACGATGCCTATGACCTCATCACGGCCAATGACACGTCAGGTGTCCCCGATCCCAGCGGACCCTCAGAACCACCAAATCCAGGTGGTGGGGGACCAGGGAGCAACACGACACTCAACATCAAATACGCGGAAAGTGTCGGAGATCACATCCACCTCCATATGGGTGATGGACAAATCGTCCAGCTCTACTCTGACGGCCGCAACAGATTCCTCCCGCGTCAAGGCTCAACCACCGAACCAAGCGTGCCAGGAACCCCGCCAACGGGCGGTGGTGGCGGTAACTGGGTTGATCCGCTCCCTACAGGTGTGTTCACCAGCGGATATGGTTTGCGTGACGCTTCCATCGGTGGTGATGCCATGCACTGGGGGATGGATGAAAGCACACCAGGATACGCCGGAGACATTTACGCGCCATGCGACATGATTGTCACGGCAGCAGGATACGGGCTTGGCTCATTCAACAATTCGGCAGGTTGGCGAATTGTGGCTCACACACTTGATGATGCCTACACATTCACGTTCAACCACATGCAATACGGCTCCCTTACCGTCGCAGCGGGAGACACCGTTACCCAATCCACCAAAATTGGTGTTGAGGGTGCAACAGGCAACGTGACAGGCCGACACCTCCACATCGAAGTGTATGAGGGCAAATTTGATAACCCTTGGCCACCACCCTACGGACCTACACCTATTGACCCAAGGCCGGTATTTGCCGCGCACGGTGTTAACATTTAGTTATGAGCACATCAACAATGGAGAAAGCCGCAACCACAAACGCGCTGGAATACTACAACTACGACAAAGTGTATTCACTGAACGGTGTCTTCAACTTTATTTGTGGTGCACGTGGTTTGGGTAAAACGTATGGCGCAAAGCTCAAAGCCATATCAGCATCAATCCGCAAGGGCCACGAATTCATTTACATGCGGCGCTACAAAGAAGAATTGCAAGCGTCACGTGACACATTCTTTGCTGACCTTATCGAAGAATTCCCGAATCACGATTTCCGCCACTCGGGCAATAAAGCAGAAATGGCGACCTCACACACGCGTGGATCAAAAGATCGTGAGTGGAAACTCATAGGATACTTCATCGCACTATCGCAAGCACAAGGTAAGAAATCCATTGCCTACCCAAAAGTGCGAACCATCATTTTCGATGAATTCATTCTTGACAAGGGCAACACCGTTTACATTGCCAATGAAGCTGAAAAGTTCTTGGAATTCTTCAACACCGTAGACCGGTGGAAAGACAAGACGCGTGTGTTGTTCCTTGCAAACGCTGTTGCCATCAGCAACCCATACTTCATTTACTGGAACATCGAACCTAAGCCGGGGGAGGAGTGGATCACCAAAGACGACAACTTTATTGTCGTACACTTCCCAACCGCCGAAAACTTCCAACGCGGTGTCGCCCGAACACGAATCGGCAGATTCATTGCAAACACCTCATACGCTGACTATGCAGTTGGTAACGTCTTCAAAGACAACAGCGACGCAATGATCGCAACCAAAACACCCGACGCTGACTACATGTATAGCTTGGAAACCAAGCACGGCACATTCAGCCTATGGAAAGACTACGCTGATGGGGTGTGGTACGCTCAACAGCGTCGGCCAGGAAACGAGAAATTGTTTACTCTTGTCATTAACAACATGTCAGAAGAAAAACAATTTCTACTACCCAATGATCGACTACTGCAATTACTCCGAAACAAATTCAGTAAAGGAAACGTACGCTTTGACAAACCAAGAACAAGAAACAGTTTCGTACAAATCTTCAACCGATAACCGAACTGTCGGACCTGTCACGCTCGCAGCAACAGCCGGTGGAACCACAGGAGCCGCAATAGCACAAATCATCGTGTGGTTGCTAGCCCAAAACGGCATCGACGCAAACCCCATCAGTGCGGCTCTCACTGTCGTCCTGTCCGCTGCCCTCGGTATCGTTGGAGGGTATCTAGTGCCGCCAGCATCAACAAGGAAAGGTAAGCACGCATGACCATCGAATGGCTTATTTCGATGGCAATCACAGCACTGTTGTTCCCGTTCGTGGGGTACTACTTCAAGCGCGTGAATCAAGCCATCACAGCCCTGGAAACCAAGACCAGCGACCACGAAACCCGCCTTGTAAAGCTCGAAACCGAGCGAGACATACGAATCGCATTCAAGCAAGCCGGTGTCTCACAATCGCAAAGCGTCGTACTTGAATGAGTTGCACATTCACCAACCACTCAACACACTGCACCGGATGTGTAGAGGGCAACATCACCATCCACCACTCCGAAGACAAGTAGAGAGCCACTCCCCAATCACGGTAGGGGAGTGGCTCTCTTATGTTGTCAAGCGGTTATTCAGTTATTCATCATTGTGGTGCTACCGGTTATCGGATACCGCGTGGCCGGTCGCGTTCCGCTACATGGATTCGAACCACGATAGCCAGGTCCAAAACCTGGTGTCCTGCCGTTAGACGATAGCGGATAGCCTTTCGGCTATGACTGTACCACAGTCAAATAGTTGTGGTTGAACCAAAGCAAGTTACCATAAGGTTGCGTCTTGACCTGAACATCGACATCACCAACGATGTCGTCGCCTATCCTAACCTGGACAACTTCGCCAGTGTGGTAGCCATCGAACTTTACGATGTCGCCAACGTTGATTTCCATTTTAACTCCTTGCTAGTGGTTGATGATGATATGAGTTTAACACACAAACCGATATACACAAATTCTCCACAACCCAAACACCCAAACAGCCACGAACCCCACAGCCCTCTACCACACCCTGCCCTGCTTTGTCAATAGCCGGCATCCACATTGTTACCAAGACGTGATAAAGCAAAAGG